AAAGTTTTACCAGTGCCAGCAGCACCATAAAGGAATAGATTCTTTTCTTGGGCATATGCTTCAAACACCTTTTCTTGTGCTGGAGTCAGTGGTTGAATATCAACCATAAGGTCTGCATCAATTGGCTTCTTACGCCTCATCTTTTTAGAGGACATATCTGCAAATGAGCTTTCATTCTTTCTTCGGCGGGAACTTGTCATACTTCAAAAGTTGAGTTGGGATATGAGTTTTTGATGCGACCTAACACATCTTTGAATGAGCCAGGGACTTTAGAATTTTTCCAGTCCCCAACTTCACTGATGGAATACATTCCTGTTGGAACTTGGGTGATGTGTGGGTTTTCTTTTAGATATGGCTCTCGATCAGCCATATACATCCACTTCTCAAATTCTTCACCTGTGTTATTATCTTTGAATCTATAAGTAGGCATGTGTCTTAAACCATTCAGGAGTGATAGCTGGAGATTTCCATTTCGCAAATGAAACTTTTTCTCCGAGGTAATAATTACGATAAGACTGAATTGTGTCAGTTTGCTTATATTTATCGGGCATTGCTAAAGGCGGATCAATCCAACCTAATTCTGAAAGATTAGTAGGAGGATATTTTAGATACTCCTTCAAAGATTCGGTAGCATGAAATTTACCGTATCTCCTAGTGTATTCGATGCAACATTGCTCAAACAGTTCATAGAGCCAGTTGTAATGTGATCTAGAACTCCTAGCCCAGATAGCAGAAGGGTGGTTAATATGACAAGCTTTATAGAGATTTGATTCTCTTGGCTCATCGAGTTTGAATCTCTTGATCTGTCGATTCTTATTAGAAAGTTCGTAATAACCAATACCGTCAAGAACTCGATGAGCGGTTGATAAAAGCTGTGCATATTCAACAATCATTTTAACACAATGTTTGTCACAATGTTCCTGGGCACAGATGGTTGGGTTGCAATTCAAATAAAAAATGTTCATAATGAAGAAATTTCACATTACCAGTCTAGTGCTTCTGCTACGTCAGGGAAGCAGGTTCTAAACACATCTTTACATTCGTTTGCGATGTCCATGTGTTCTTTCTGAGTTCCATTTGAAGAACGCAGATTGATATAATGAATCCATGACCTGGCTGAGCCCTTCATATAAATTCGAGTTGGAGTTGCTAAGGGAAGTACAAATCTTGCACATTCCTTTGCTACACCCTGTTTGAGAAGAGAATCATAGAGTTGCTGACCTTTCTCAAAGTATTCTTGAATCTCACCTTGCATCTTTAGTTTTAGATAGTCACCAAAATCATCAATAGAGTTTTGGCGATTCTTGGTATCCTGACGACGAAGATCTGGTACTCCTGGCTTGTCAGTTAGGAGTTTTGTATCAGCATACCGTTGTGAAAATTCTTGAAATGTAAATGAACGGTGACGAAGCACTTGCGCCGCTATTCCTCGGGTAGTATTAATCTCCAGAGTCATATCAGCTTGCTCAAAAATACTCCAGTGGTTTTCACGAATACAATAGCGAAGAAGTCCAGCAGCAGTATCAAATTTTTCTTGGTTTGCTGGATTACTTACACGAGCAGTATAAGTAATCACTTCCTGGGCAGACTTACCTTCCAGCTTGCCTGCACCTTGGCTTAATGAAATCAAAAAAACATTGCTCATAATTAACCTCCAATAGCTTGGCGAAATTGATTACTCATGTTTGATGAATATTTTGGTTCAGTGAATAAATTTTCTGGAACTTCTCCAATCATTGATTCATGAATAATTATAAGTTTCCGTTGAATATCATTAATAATTTGATATTCTTGAACTTCACGATCTTCACCAGGAATAGAATCAAGATTTGGAGATTCTTCATTACTATCTCGTGTAGTTTCATAGATACTATCTTGGTATGCAATGTTATTTTCATATTGAATATACATCAAAATATTTTCCAAAATAATTAATTCTTTAGGAGAAAAGACCTCCATCAGTTTTGGATTCCATTCAGAATAAATTGCATTCATAATTACTTTTTCTTTTTGGGTTCTTTTGGTTGAACTCCCCATAGTTTGGGGTTGACTTTTCCATCAGTCCAGCGGATGTCTTTCAGACCTTCTCGGTACTTGTCCCAGTACATGTCGAAGATCTGTGCCCGCTTGTTACACACTATTATATCATACCTTGTCTGGTTGTCAACCTCATAGGTGACGAGATATGAATTGAGTGGTAACGACTTATCTTTAGCTAGTTCTCTATTACAATCCTGATGTACGATTTTACACATGTCACGACCTATTTCCCCACTTAATCTCTGGATAGGCTTCCTCGATGCAAGCTCTGGTAATTTTATATTTCTTACCTAGAGTTTTATCCTTTACCATGCAGAGAACTTTAGCTTCATCCTGATGAAGACTTTCTAGTAGTTGGATAAACATGGTCTCTCGCTTGTTGTTTGCAAGACCATCATTACCACCCTTGACAAAGTTATACAGAATTCGATATTCATGTAGAAGGCGAGTATGCTCGGTATCTACTGGAGCTTCGTTTGGTGTGTATGGAACTTCACCTGAGGGAAGAAGTGTAATAACACTTTCATCGAAGTTCCAAATTAGGATGGATTGAAGTGCTGCAGTTTTATACTTGTGAAGCAGATCAATTTTTTCCTTTTTTGTTTTTGCGTTTGATATTTTTTGTAGGACTTCAGAAAGTAGAAGTCGTTCTACTGGTAGTTCAGCCATGAGTTAAAAATCCTCCAATTCATTTAATAATGATGCTAACCTGTTTTCAATGAAGTAATTCATTGAAATTTTATTTGGTGTATGACTATTTAACAAGTTATACTCCGAGATAATTTTATCCTCTATTTCAGATGGGATACAGGCTAAATCTATAAGTTTTTGATTGCGATGATAGTTAATTAATTGTTGTTCATTGCAATAACTTTCTGGCTCAGCATTAATCCATTTCGCAATGTTCTTTTTGCTAATAGGTTTTTGCCGTTTACCAGAGACAAAGGTATCGGATTCAGATAGAAAATTTGGAATACCATCTGATCTATCACCTTTAATCACATGTTCTTTGATGTATAACTTAGGATTGATCCCATCGTTAACATACTTTTTTTGAACAGGATTGTATTGGGTTACACAGGGATACTTCGATAATTGAATGAAGTCCTTATCACCTGATAGAATTAAAACCTTTTCGGTTTTTAAATTTTCTTTTTGCTTTTTGATATTTTGTACGGTAACGTACTTCGATAGAGTTGCAATAATGTCATCTGCCTCGGCCCCATAAATTTCCAATACAACGTATGGAAAATTTTCTCTGATTTCATCCCGAATTTTATTCAAGATTTCAAAGATCTGAGACCAATCAAATACAGATTTCTCTCTATCTTTTTTTCTGTTTTGTTTATAGTATGGAAAAACTTCTTTTCGCCAATAGTGTTTACTATCGTAGCAAAGAACTAGATTTCCATACTCTGCATGAAATTTTTTCTTGTATGATTTGAGAGATGTAAGTACCATGTGACGAACCATATTTTCATCTAGTCCGTCACTCAGTCTAGTTTGCATCATCAAATTACTAATCATGCACTGATTCATATCGACCAGTATCATAAATTAATCCTCTTCGTCGTCTTCGTCGTCTTCTTCCTCGAAACGTACAGCAATTAATTCTTCGGTAATGTAGTTTCCATTTTCGTCATACATTTCTGGATGACCAGTTGCATGTGATGAAATTGGATTAAAATATTCGTTTGCGAACCATCCAAAAACAATACCAACTAAAAATGATAAGCCTATTAAAACAAATCCTACTGCAAATACAGTAAGCAAAAGTAATAGATTTTCCATTGATTTTTCCTTTAGAGTTTTAGTCTTGTATATCTTCTATGAAGATCTTGACTTCCACCCTGTAGTTTCTTTTGAAAAAGGAAACTAATTTATCGAAGTGGAAGTCAGGCTTTTGCAAGTCTTTTTTCCTCCCACTTATCATTGCTCTTACATTTTTATTTAGTAACTTTTCAGTCATGTAATAACCTTGATGAGAATGTGTTTGGAAGTCATTCGTCCAGTTGGAGTCTTTGGTTTAGTAGTCAAATGATTCCCAATAGTTTCCACATTAAATTTAGTAGATGAGATTACTTCAGATAGAAACTCTTCTGGCTTCCTGAGAGTTCGGACCCAGGACTTATCAGGATCAAACCCATCTACCATAGTGCGTCGAACTGTTAGTGATCGCCCAGTGTAATAACAGAGTTCTCGCTTCTCGACATTGTACAAGAACACATGTTTTGAACCAATGATTTCTGTTGGCGAATGTGGCTTGTAGGTATCATTTCCAAATACAAGTTCTTTGTCGTATAATGTGACGAGTCGAACTAGTTTTTCTGGAGTAACTCGACGTTTCTTACGAGTAATCTTTTTAGCACTTTTGTATGCATAAAGATCATCTACAATCTGATTGAGGAGTTCTTTGAAGTCACGAAGCTCTGGACGACGAAAGTTACCATAGCCTTCTTTGATTACTTCATCATCACCATCTAGTGCAATAGATAGTTCTTCAATCTGATCAGTAACAAAACTGAGTTTGTTATCTACAAAATCGTTGATCGTCCTACGATCAATATCTTGAGACTTTAGGAATTGAGTAAAGCTAGCCTTTGGCTTTTTACGAGTTACGACAAAGTTATCAATAACTGTGTCGATAAAAGCTGCGATTTCACTCATAGTAGATT